CGGCCTGCTGGCGAATGCCCTGCGCTGCGACCGCGTCTGCTTCCTTCGCCGTCTGACGAACATTGTACGCCTGCACGCCGCTGCCGAGCGCGGCGACAACAAGCGGAACCCATGCTGCTTCTGTGCCCATGACTTAGCCTCCGAACCCGCGGCCGTACAGCGACCCCACCGGGGCAAGCTGACCGCGGCGTCGCGCGTCATTCTCCTGTTGCTGTTTGTAAATGCCGGCAGTCGTGCCGAACACGTCGCCGAGGCCCTTCGCCAGAGCGTCGGACTTGGCGGCTTGCGCGCTCGCCTGAATCTGCGCGCCGGCGCGAGCTGCGGCCGTCGTCGAATCGAGGCCCGACTGCGCGAGCTGAATGAGGTTCAGGCGCGAAGCTTCGTCCTGTGCCTTCAAGTCGCCGAGCGCGCTCTGCGCCTTGTTCTCGGCCGTCAGAATGCCCTGCGTGTATTCCTCGCCGAGCGTGCGCTTCGCGTCCACATCGACGGAGCCACCGATGTTGCCGCTGCGGGCGAGCGCGAACTTCAGGTTACGACCTGCGATCTGTTGCTGGCGGTTCGCGTCGTTCGTGTAGTGCTCGCGCAGCGCCTTGACGAAGTCGGCATACTGAGTTTGGCGTTCGGGAGCGTCGTAGGCCGCGTTGATGCGGCTAGTGGTTTGCTTGATGCGCGCTTGGCGCTCTGCCTCGGCGCGCTCGGCGTCTCGCTGTGCCCGCTGTGCGGAGTTATTGCTGCCCATCCGGTTCGTCTCGCAGTCGGCTGAAGATGATGGCGTCCTCCCCGTTAGCGCCGTAAGCGCGGAGGGTGGCTTCGGGTGCGAGACCGAGTACAGCGTACCACTTGTGTGCATGGATTCTGCTCGCAAGCGACACGCATTGCAAGCGGTGAGCCTCGGACTTCAACATGGCGTCCATGACGCGCTTCACATTCTTGGTCGTGGTCCGCCAGTGCTTCGCGTCCCACGCCTCGGGCGTGCTCAGCATCCAGTCTTGCCACACGCCCGGCCGGATCAGGTCGAAGCCCGCAATCGCGATAGGTTTCTCGTCGGCGCAGAGCATCCACGCCGGCAGGCGGCCGACGTGCGCGAGAGCGGTTTCCTCCGCATCGTACGGCTTGCCCTGGAACGCCTCGATCTGCTCGCGCTCGTCAGCGTTGAGGTTCATGCAGACATGCAGATAGTCGAGCAGCTTCGGGCCGCGGTAGAGCTGAGTGGTCATCGACGGCGATCCTGCAGGTAGAGGTTTGCAGCGAACCATTCCCACGATTGATCCGCAGCGAATGTAAGCCGCAGATCGAACGACGGAGCAGTCATCGGGAAGGGCACGACCTGATCGTTGATGGTGTCCGGGTCCACGTCGTAGTCCTCTGTTCGATCGTTGATGTTGCGCTGATTGTAACCAATGCTGACCGCAACACCCTCGGGCGCAGTCGCAACGAGATCGAACCCTTGCAGCTCCTTGTCCACACCGACGGTGCCGAAGTCCAGGAACGGCCAGTGGATTACCCCCTCGAACTCTTCGCCGACGATGTCCTCGCCAACTTCGTGCTCGTCGTCGAGCGACGCTTCATCGGTCACGCGCCAAACCTTGTGTGTCTCCGTACGCAGGATCAGATCGTCGCCGTCCAGCGTCCAGTCAGTGATCGCTTCGGGGAACACGTAGCGGCTCCAGCTCTTGTCCTTGGTGCCGTTGACCGTCAGCACGAATGCTTGCGGTCCGAAGATAGTCCAGTGCTGCCCGGTCTTGGGCCAGAACAGGGAGAACGGCTCGTAATCACCCGCCGTAATCTCCGCCTTCACGAGCGGGTCGATGGGTTCGCCGACGCCGTCCATCTGCAGGTTCGTGCTCGCACCGGCGATGTTCAGATTTCGCAGTCCGACTGATGTGAGGAACGCCAAGTCGTTTGCAACAGGCTGCGGTGTCTTGTCGTAGATACAGCTCACTGGGCCGGAGTCAAGGATCGCGATGTTGGCCGGGTCCTGATCGACCTGCCACATTTGGAACCCTTCACTGTTGAACGCGACGAGGTTGGTGCGATAGAGCCCGAGCGCGGTGACCGGGTTCGACCCGAAGTTGTTCAGCCCGTAGGGGATGTAGCCGGCGTCGTTCGCCGTTGACCAATCAAGGGGGTTAACGGTCGCGCTGTACCCGATGATGTCGTCATCACCGGCAAAGATTTTGGACGCAGCGATGGCGACGATCTTTGTATTCGGGCACCGCTCGTCCTCGATCCGGCGGCTGACGGCTTCCCACGAGATCGTGTTGTCCACCACGTGTCCGCCCGGCACCGTTGGCCACGTCGGCTCGCTGCCGCCAGATTTCAGGATCGGCGTAGCCTCCCAGGTGACGCGCGAAGTGGCGACCGCTTCCCATGTCACCTCGTTGTCCACGACCGTGTTGCCGAGCACCGTCGGCCACGTTGGCTCAGCGTTGCCGCTGTAACCCGCGTCGGTTTGCACTGCCTGAAAGATCAGCCCGTCCGGCACCGACGACGACGTGTAGTTCCAACTGAAGTTGTCCGCGTACACGTCTCCACCAGACGACAGCAGCCGAGCGCCGAGCGAGGCGAAAGCTGCGTTCGCGGGTGCTGTTCCATTGACGTGCGAGTGTCCCCAGCGGTTTGCGCCGAGGGTGTTGTCCACGTCGCTGCCTTCCGTCACTGAGATCAGCACGTCGCCGGAGTCGAACCAATAGATGCACGCGTAGCCGGACGAGCCCGGCTGGAAGCCGGCCGTGTTGTAGAGGATGTAACAGTCGCCCTGGATGTTCTGCCCCGGCGTGACGACAGCGCGTTCCTCGTTCACTAAGTCGAGGCGGCGTCCACCTTCGACGGAGCCGGCCGCACCGACCCATCGCAGTGCCGATGCGCCCGCAAATTTCGTCGTGCCCTGCACCGTCGGGTCGATGTTCGCACCGCCCGCAGTCGTCCAATCCCAACTCGTGAGATCGCCTGTCTCGAAGCCCGGATTGTCGGGTTGGCCGACATCGACCGGTTGCGCAGACAACGGGCGCACAAGCGCGCCCGGATTGTAGATGGTTCCTGGTTGCCAAGCCGGAGTCGTCATCGCGTGTCCCCTCGGTTGTAACGGTCGCGAGTTTCTTCAGACGGGGTCTGCGTGCTCGGCGGCGAAGTCGTAGTCGGCGTTGAGCTGGTCGCGCCCTCGGTGTCCTCGAAAATCTGCGCGCCTTCTTCCGTCGGCCACTCGGGCTCAGTTGCGCCGGAGCGCGGGCTGGCCCCGATCGTATCGACGACCGTGTAGTAATAACCGTTGTACTCTGTCGGCTCGATCTGGTCGCCGTCCGCACGCGGCACGTTCGCGGCCCAGCTCGGGAGCGGCGAACCCAAGCGCGTGGCGCGGAACGTCAGGCCGTTCGGGACGGTCGGCTCAACGATATCGCCGGCGTTGTAGACCGTGTCCGCTTCCCATGCCCCGCCGCTCTGCAACCAGAAGTGGAAAATTTGGCCGTCGGCGTATTCCGCGACGACGTACAGGAAACCCATGAACGGCTTCGCGAAGTGAACTGCCACAAGATCGTACTGCTCGGGCTCGTCATCGTCCGGGTCGAACTCCGGGTGGAACAGGAGGTGCAGGGTGTACCCATCCGGGACGGCGACGGATTCGCTCGCGAACACATGGCGCGATCCGTTGAACGCTACGAGCCCGCGTGTCGCCTCGTCGAGCGTGGCTTCTCGCACGGTGCCGGGTCGAACTTTCACCGTCTTCGACTCGGTCACATAGCCGTTCAGGAGATCGTACAGGGTGTCGGCTCGCGCTCCGCCCTTCGTGCGGAGACGATTGATGCCGCCCTTCACTACCGTCAGTTGACCGGGACGCGCCATGTCATTCCTCCAAGGGGAGGAAGCGCGGCCGTGCAAGTGGCGCAGCCTGAGTCGCGCCCGGCACGTAGCGATTCGTCGCGTGCCCACCGGCAACAATGTTGCCGAGGTACGCGTTGGCCTGCGTCGCAACGTCCGCGGCGTCGCCGTGCCCATAGTGGTTCTTCGCGTTCGCGAGCGCCCACAGGAACACGAGTTCGCTGTCGATTGAAGTTTGATCGGAGTCCGCGGTAAACGCTCCGAGCTTGAATCCGCCCTTCACGCGCAGGCGATAGCTGCGATCGGGCGGCGGGAAGATTTCGATGCTTTGGCGGATCTCGTAGCGCTCGGGTAGACCGTCCTGATCGACGGTCGTGTAGAGCGTCGGCGGGATTCCACCTTGGAGCGGCGTCCACGACTGGTTGTTGTCGGAGATACCGACCCACTCAACCTTCAAGGGATCGAGGCGGGCGGAGCTGAGATCCTGGTTGCTGGCGATCGTGAAGAACCGCTGGCCCGGCTCCATCTGCCATGTGAAGAACCGGCGCATACGGCGCTCGGTGAGTTTGCGGAACAGAAAGCGCTGCGCGCTCTGCAGGTATTCGTTACAGGTCGCGGCCATGCCCGGCGGCGGGCTGGCAGCCTGCGCGGCGTAACCGAGGCGGATCAGGAGGCGCGTGCGCAGCGCTTCCAAGTCCTCGTACTCGGTCGTGTCGCCGTCGCCGTCCGCGTCCGGGAGCGCGTCCTCGAATGTTACCTGCGCGCTGTAGCCGGTGAAGACCACACCGCTCGGAGTCATCGACGTGATGCGCGACCATTGCTGCGCGCTTGTGTGCGTGCCGACAGCGGCAATCGCGAGATTTTCGTTCTGGGCGTCGCCGTTTTCGTCGAGGCCGACGATCGCCATGATCGCCCCTACGAGGCTTCCGCCGCTGCCCGAGACTGCGACACTCACGTCCGCGTCGGTTGGAACGGCCGTCCCGATCTGCGTAAGCGCAGACGCGGCGGTCAAGGTCTGTGTTCGAGCGAGTACCAGCGTAGACATTGTTCGAGCCCTAAAAAGAGGGGCCGGCGTTTGAGCGCCGACCCCTGCAAGTGTCCGTTAGAAACGGACGACCACACCACTCAGTTTCAGGCGTCGATCGGCTGCGCCGCGGGGGCCTTGGGAGGCTTGGCGGGCTTCTCGGCCGGAGCCGCGGGAGCCTTCGGAGCCGGGGTCGATGCTGTCTCCAGCAGCGTCTCCAGGTCCTTGCGCTCCTGCGCGACCTTGGCCTGATCCTTGGCGAGCTGCGCCTGCGCTGCTTCCAGCGACTCGCGCTCGCGCTTGATCGCGGCCTTGTCGGCTTCAATCTGCTTCGCCTCGGCCGCCAGATAGCCGCGGTTCGCCTTGCTCAGCGGTTGCGGCGGAACGTACGGAATCGCTTCCCGTTCCTCCGCCTCCTGCTGCGCCTCGTCGATCGCGCGCTGCAGGCCACTGAAGCCCACACCGAAGACGACCGCAACGTACGGCTGCTCGGAACCCTCGGGCTTCTTGTAGCGCTGCGCGAGGCGGTCGAATTCCTCGCTCGCGCTCGGCCACTCGACCTTCGGGTAATCCACCTCGCCGACGACGGCGACATTGCCTGCACCGTGGATCTGCTCCAGGATCGGAACTTCCCACGGTTTGAACTCGCGGATGCTCTTGAAAGCCTCGTTGCGAGTGATCTGCACAACTGAAAAACGCATATGCCTACCCTTGCGTGTGTTGATGAAACGTCGCGGAGAGGGGCACCGTTAGGTGCCCGACACCAGTTCCGCGCTCACGAAGGTGATCGTGATCGCGTCCGACGCACCAGTCGTGATGCACAGGCCAACATACAGGTCTTCCCCGTCGTTGTCGAATCCCGCCGACGTGGTGACCACGTTGACCGACGGAATCTGCGCATGGCCGGTCGCGGCCAGATTGTGCGTCAGGTTGAAGATGCCCACCACGACGCCCGCTGCGCCGACCGACTGGACGACGGCTTCGACGACCACGCGGCCTTCGTCAGCGGCGGCCGTGCCGGCCGGCTTGGTGAAGGAGACGCGCGCCGTGTCGGCAGTCGTTGCGGCTGTGCCGAACGCGATGTCGATGGTGCTGGTCGCGGTGCCCGCGGCCGTCTTGGTCATGTTGAAGACCCAGCGCAGTACGTCGCCGACCTTCAGACCGCCGGGCGGCACTTTCAGCGCCGAGCCTGCGATGTAGGTCCGCGTTGCAGCGACCGGGTTCTGTGCGGCCGCCGAGCTGTTCTTCACTCGGCGGCCCGAGCCCTGTTGGACTCCGGGGAGAATCGTGCTCATGTCAGTTTCCTCGAAAAGTTGAGTTCCTGGGAACTAGGCCCGGCCAGAGGCACCGGGCCCCGCACCCGTTAGTCGATCGTCAGGACGGCGTGCGCGTTGCGCTTGCCGGTCGTGAGCGCCGCCTTCGCCGTCAGGGCGAAGTAGTGGACGTAGCGGTCGTACACACGCGGAGGCGTGCGCTTGACCATCCAGTGACCCTTGATGGGTCGCAGCTTCAGGAAGCGCGTGTTGATGAAGTAACAGCGCTTCTCCCACGCCTGAGCCGGCGCATCGGCGGTGTCCAGGTCCTCGAAGACCGGGTCCCACACCAGCTCGACGCCCTTGAAGTAGCACTTCGTCACGCTCGCGTCGAGCGAAACGCCGCCCTTGCCCGAGTCGGTGATCTGCCGGTTCACGGTTTCACCCGCGAGCTGGCGATACTTGTCGAGGAACGCGCTGCCGACCAGGATGAAGTCCGGCTTGCTGTTGCCGGCGCGAACGCACCGACGCCACGCGATCTCCATCTCGTCGATCAAGTCCGCGTCTGCGATGTCCAGCGACGCGTGATTCTGCCAGTAGGCAGCCGTGCTCGCGTCGATCGTGCCGACGATGTCGTTGGCCGGCGTCAGGCCGATCAACGCATCGAGGCCCGGAATGTCGGTCGCGCTCTGCGTGCCGTCCCGGTGCAGCATCAGGTCGAAGTTCTCCTGGAAGCCCAGCTTCAGCGTCTCCTGGTTCTCCTTCAGGAGATTGGTGAGCTGGATCTTCTCGGCATCGGTCGGGACGGCGTTGCGGTCGTCCGTCATGATGATGCCGTTCTGGGTCAGCTCGTCTTCGTCGAGGCCGAAGCCGTCGTGGAAGCCGCCGTACACGTACTTCGCCTGCGTCAGTGTGCGCTTGCGGTTGTACGAAACCTGCTGCGCGCCGAAGTACGACTGGAAGTTCGAGTCGTTCTGGTAGCGGAGCTGTTCCGTCACGTACTGCAGCGCGCCGGCGTATTCCTGCTTGCCCTGCATCAGCTTGGCGAGCAGCGGGCGCTCCGTGTTGACTTGGTCGATCGGGTCGTTCTTCAGGAAGTAGTCGATCGTATGGGTTGCGCCATACGTCAGTTGTTCGCTCGTGAAAGGCATGTTCGTGCTCCAAAAGGTTGAATGAATCGTCCATTCGCCTTTCGGGGACGTGACGCCCGAGGAACAACGCTACCGGGTACGACTCCGGCTTACAGATAGAGGCTAGTGGGCCCGAGGATAGTTGCGGCCCACCAGGAAGTCAAGTCTCAGAAGCGATAGCCGTAGGCGACGATGTCGCGGCCGGCGTTTGGTTTGACGGTCCCGGCGTTCGACCAGTGGTGCCAAGTCACCATATGCCGGCCGTTGGGGCTCGTCCAGCGGGCGAGCAGGTGGAAGTTGAAGTGCGACCCGTTGACGGTGTCGATATTTTGCAGGTACGCAGGGCCGATGCCGAAGTCGAAGCCGCGCAGCCCATCAACGAGCGCGCAGTCGGCGATTGCCTGATTCGGCTGCGAGCCCTTGTACTCGTACTCGCCGATCAGCGTAAGACCGCACTCGAACCCTGCGTCCTTCGGCCCGGCGTCCGGCCACTGCACTGACAGGCGCGCGGCCGTCGCCGGACCGCGGATGACGGTGTGACCCAGCTCGAACTGCGCAACGGGCTCGGCCCCACGGCATTGCGTGGCGGCTCCGAGCAGAATGAGGCCGAGGAACACCGTCACCGCGATCGAGGTGATCTTGTCGAGTCGGAACGGGGGTTTGATCTTCACGACTTGGACTCCTGCAGGCCCTTTTCGAGCGCGGCGACCGCGCCGTCCTCACTACCGCTTTCGAGGGCCATCGCCTCGATCTGCAGTTCGAGCCGCTTGTTGTCCTTGCCGTCCATGCGCTCGTCGAGGCTGGCGCTCTTGACGACCACGCGAGCCGTCAGAGTCATGGTCTTGCCCGGCTTGGGGAGCTGGTCAAGACCGAGTTTCTTCAACGCCTCGGTATCCAGGTTGATGCACAGCCCGTACGGGTATTTGTTGCTGCCGTACGAATCGCAGACCAGCCCCTTGGAGGGGCTGTTCCGTTCCTTGATCTCGGCCTTCGTGTAGGCCATGTCTTTGAGTTTCGCCATGATGCGTTACCTTCCCATGCTCTCCAGCCCGGCGTTCAGGGCTTCGAGCGCTGACTTCGGGGCCGTTCTCTGCGCGCCTGCGGGATTGCCGGCTCGCAGTGGCTGACCGGGTTTCTGGCCGGGCTTCTGGCCGGCGATCGGAGCCTTCGGGGCGGCCTTGGCCGGAGCCTTGATCGTCAGGTAGGTGCGCGTGAACAACGCGACCCACTGCGACGGATGCGTTTTCTGCATCGGGCTCTTGCCGTCCGCACCCGGCGTCTTCAGGGCCGCCAGGACGAGCGGACGCTTCGCGGCGTAGCCCGTGGGGTCCTGCTCTTTCAACTGCGCCTCCAGCGTGTTCAGCTCGCCCATAGCCGCGCGTGCGGCCTGCTGGAACGCCTGCTGTTGCTGCTGGGTCGTCTGCGTGTGCTGCGCCTGAGTCGTCCGCAGCGCGTCCTGGGCGCGTGCAGCGGCGATTTCCTCGGCGCGCTGCCGGGTGATCTTGCCGTCGGCGATCTCCTGCCGCAGATCCTCGTGCTCCGATACCAGATCCACGCCCGGAACCGGCCGGCCGCGCATCTTGCACAGCGCGATCAGCTCGCCCTGCATGAAGTCGATGCACTTGTCGAGCTGCGCCGGGTCGCCGCTGTTCACCATGCGGATGTAATCGAGCGCTTGCCCGTACTGCTCCGGCGATGCGGTGCTCTCCGCAATGTAGCCCAGCAGCTCGTTGTTCTGGTTGAGCGCAGCGTCGCGCTCCGCGGTGAGCGTCTTGGCGGTCGTGATTAGCGACTGCATGCGCTCGTGCGTTTCCTTCTTCAGACCCTGGGGGATCGGGTCATTGATGGGGTCCTTCGCAGCACCGGCGTTCGGGGCTGCCTTCGCCCCCGCAGCAGGCTTGCCGTCCTTGCCAGGAGCAGCACCGTCAGCGCCGGCAGCAGCGTCGTCCTTTTTCTTCGGCACAAACGTGCCATCCGCGCGGCGGCCGTCGCCCCGGTCCTCGTCCGCGCCCGCTGCGTCTTCACCTTCCGCTCCAGCGGTGTCATCAGCATCGCCGCCCGGCTGTTCGCCGTCAGCTCCGCCAGCATCACTGCCGTCTCCGCCTGCGCCAGCGTCTTCCGCGCCTGCCGCAGCGTCTTCGCCAGTGCCAGGAGCACCCGTCTCGTCGGTGCCGGTTTCATCGGTGGTTTCCTCGGGGATGGATGCCGGGGCGTTGGCTGCAAGGCCAGCGTTCATCGCGGCAAGAGCGCCTTCAGTGTCGATCGCCATGTGTGGTCTCCGTTAGACAGCGGGTGGTTGTAGTTCAGGCGGAGCCAACTGCGGCTCCGGCAAAGAGGGTCCCGCGGTGCCGGCAGCGGCATCGCCAGGGGGTAGGCCAGCGGGGTCCGCACCGGCACCGGGGACCGCACCCGGAGCACCCGGAGCGCCCGGCGTGACCGGCAGACCCGTAACAGGGTCTGTGATCGGAGCCGGCGGCTGCGGGATGAACCTGTCGATGTCGGTGTCGTCGCCCATGCGGACCATAGTCTCGCGCAGAAGCTCGGTGAGCGCTTCGGCCAGCGGGAGATTGCCGGCGATGATCGCTTGCTGAACTTGCGCGATGGTTTCTTTGATGATCGGGAGCACGATGCCCCACGCTTCTCGATCGCCGCCGTTGCGCGGCTTGCCGGTCGTGCCGGCTTCGATGGTCACTTCGACCAGCGTCAAGAGATCGTCGATGTCCATGCCTTCCGGCCAGAAGGCGTGCGCGCCGCAAATGCGCTGCACGTCCTTCACGGAGAGCGCGGACAGGGAAACTTCGCCTGTGTAGTTGGCGAGATCGGTAAGAACCGTTTCGAGTGTGTCTCGATCTGCCGTCGTACGCGAGGCGAAGCCCTGTTGTTCGATGTCCGCCTGCGTCGCCGTCTTCTCGACGCTGGTGGAGGTTTGGAGCGCTTCCTGTACGCCGCTGACCTTCTCCATGTCGGAGATGATCGGCGCGTTGTCGTACAGGCGCATGTCTACCTGCGCAGTCGGCTTCTCGGCGAACAGGTCGCTCAACTTCTGCTCGGGCTGCGTCGGCTTGACCGGGACGTACTCCTGATGGACGGAGCGCGTGATCTTCTGGACTTCCGTCTCGGCGAGGCCGTCGGCGTTGAAGATCACGCCGGGGATCGAGCGCTCGCGGGTGAGGCGGAAGTTCGAGCGCGAGCGCGCGTACTCGTCCTGCAGCTTCATCAGCCGCCAGGAGAGTGACTGCGGGTGCCGCGCGCCGTCCACCTCGTAGAAAGCGATCAGGAAGTACGGGAAGAAGCGGCTCGACGGGTACGGCGGCTGGAAGGGCTCCTTCGCCCAGCACTTGACGCCCTCGATCATCGTCTTGACGTGGTTCGTGCGGCGATCCCACAGCTCGACAATCTTCGCGAACGCCGGGCCGTCCTCGCTCGCAGAGCCGCCGGACGTGCCGGTGACATACTGCTCCGCTTCCGCCTCGCTCACGCCCGCGCCGGGCATGCCGGTCACGGCGATCTGCTCCGAGAGCGGCTGCAGGTCCTTTTGCGGCTTTTGGTAATACTTGGTCGCCTCTTTCAGCGCGTCCTTGTACGGTTCTTCCTTCAGTCGCGGGAACATTTCCGCGAGCTTGTCGCACGGGCGATAGATCGCGTTCGCGACCCAATCCGCATCCAGGTAGTCGCCCACCTCGGACACGTCGAGCGACACCTGCACGTCCTGGGCGGCGCAGAAGTCGATCGCGAGATACTTGCGGATGGACACCTCGACAGGCTTCATCGTCGCCGTAACGAGTTCCTGGATCTCTTGGACTGTCGCGGCGCGGTCTTCCTCCGACATTTCCTCGTACTGCTCGGCCGTGTAGCCGGCGAGCTTGTCCTGCAAGCACTGCAGGAGCGCGAGATTGTCGCGGAGATCGTTCTGCTGGTTCTGGGTCTGCGCCATGTCCGGGCTGTCGGACACCATGATCGCCTTCAACCAGCCGACGCCGGTCGAAAGGCCGCTGCGCACGCCCTTGCGGGCCGGCCGTTTGATGCGGGCCTTCTTCCAGAGCATGCTGATGACGAGTTCGAGCGTCTTGGCGAAGTCCTCGTCTTGTTTGGTGCCGCGGTTGTCCACCTTCGGCGACTTTTTCACGCTCACGTCCGGGTTGCGGGCGTACAGAAAGCTCGTGAGGATGTCGATATGGGAGCCGATCAGGTTGGTGTTGACGGCCCAGTTCGGGTC